AAGATTTTTTACAAATAATTTGAAATATAAATTTAGAGAGAAAATAAGAAAATAAAATGTTTTAAATTTCTCTCAAATAATTATTTTAAATAGTTAAAAGATTTTTTACAAATAATTTGAAATATAAATTTAGAGAGAAAATAAGAAAATAAAATGTTTTAAATTTCTCTCAAATAATTATTTTAAATAGTATTTTAATAAATAGTTAAAAGATTTTTACAAATAAATTAAAACAATAAAAAAATAATTTGAAATATAAATTTAGAGAGAAAATAAGAAAATAAAATGTTTTAAATTTCTCTCAAATAATTATAAATAAAAACAATTTAAAAGTTTTTTACAATATAAAATAACATAACAAATTTTAAATAATGAAAATTTGTTATATTATATCTACTTGTGATAAGTATTTAGAGTCAAGAGTAAAGCCTCAAATGCAAAGTTTTTTAAAATTTATAGATAATAAAGATATATATTATTTAACTTCTATTCCAAATATTGAAGAAAGACGATTCGGATGGTATACAGTTGATGATGTACAAAATATAACTTGGAAATATGTTCATTTCATTTATAATATGAAAATGAATTATGATTGGTATGTTTTTATAGATGATGATACTTTTGTTTTTCCAAATCGTCTTGAAAAATTATTGGAACAATATGATGAAAATAAATGTTATTATATAGGTTATGAATTAGACCATATTAGCACATTATTTTGTTCATATATGTCTGGAGGTGCAGGATATGTATTATCTAGAAAATTATATCAATTAATATATGATTATATAAGAAATGTAGGAATAAATCAAGCATATATGCCTTTAATAAATTTAGATATTCAATGTGATGATTTATGTATAGGAATATGGATAAATATGTTAAAAAAAGAATATGCAAAAACATCGTTAGAAATAAATCAAATAAATAATAAAGATTTTCATACAGATATTCATAAAAATGAAGAAGAATTAAAAAGTGCAATTTCATTTCATAAAGTAACAAACGAAGAACAATATAAATTTTATCAAAATATATTGTACGAAGAATTAGATAATATTTTTAGAGAAAATATATATAATTTTATAAATACTGTAGTGCCAGATAAAAATCAAATAAACCCGCAAATAAACCCGCAAATAAACCCGCAAATAAACCCGCAAATAAACCCGCAAATAAACCCGCAAATTAACCCAACAATTAACCCGACAATTAACCCGACAATTAACCCGACAATTAACCCGACAATTAACCCGACAATTAACCCGACACCAATTAACCCGACAATTAACCCGACACCAATTAACCCGACAATTAACCCGACACCAATTAATACAGTATTTGTATTAGTATCAGATTTAAATTATTATAATAGAGCAAAACGAACTATTATAGACCTTAGAACAACAACAATTGGCAATTGGACAGGCGATTTAGTATTAATAACAATAGATTTTTATTTAAACAAAGAAATTCAAAATTTTATTGATTTTTATAAAGTAACTCTTGTTAATTTTCCTTTAATTAATAAAGAAGAATTATTATACAAAATTGGAGTAGATGGATTTTCTAATAGTGATAAGAGAGAAATAGAAAAATTAAATCAATGGGAGAAATTACATGTATTTGATGAATATTTTATGAAATGGAATCGTGTTATATATTTAGATGCAGGATTAAGAGTTTTAGATAACGTAAAATATATATTAGAATTGGACTATAAAGATAAAATATTAGCACCAATAGATAAAAATATTTACGGACCATTAAAATTTGAATCTCAACTAAGTTTTGATAATTCTCTCAAAATTGATTTAATTAAAAAAGATTTTGGAGGCAATATTTTTAATTCAAATTATTTTTTAAATTGTATGTGGATATATGATACTAATATTTTAAAAATATGTAATAAAAAACAATTAATAGAAGCAATGAATAAATATACTTTATGTAAAACTAATGAAATGGGAATTATGAATTTATTATTCCATTTTAAATATAATTTATGGGAAAAATTTCCTTCAAAAATAAATACAATAAATAATATTAAAATATTATTTGATTGGAGTGAATTAAATCAAAATTATCCAACAACATGGAGAGAATATTGTTTTATTAAATATCCGATTTCTTTGACAATTAATGAACCATAATTATTTTAAACTCATTAAATCATCTGAATTTATACTTATTGTTTCATCATAATTATCAATTTTTGCATCTAAATTAGATATATTATCTAATTGATTTGACGTAAAATTCTCTAAATTATAACAATTATAACAAATATTTTTATTCATTTTTGAAATATAAATGTTTGACAAATTTGTTTTATTTGTATTATTTATAATTGAAACAATTGAATTACATTCATCACAAATAAAATTTATTTTTTTTATTTTATTTTTATATTCAATAAAATCTAATATCATTGCACGAATTTCTTGTAAATCTATATCTTTATTTGTATATTTATTTAAACAATTATCACAAATATAATAGTATTCATCATAACATGTATAATCACCATATTCAATATCTTCATAATTTAGATGTTTCTCTTCATGAATACGAGTAAAATGTACTTCTGTTATTTTATGTATTTTATCACAAATATTACAACAATATTTATTGAAATAAGATTCATAACAAGTTGGTTTATTTGTTATATCTGTAAAATCAGATAATTGATTTTCAGAATCACATATTAAAACAAATTCTTTATTTTTTTTATCAAATATTCTTATAAGTTTATTTTTGAATTTTTTACATTTACAATAAATACAAGTACTATTTTTTATATAATTTTCTCTACAATTTTCATTACATAAATATATATTAGTTTCTTCTATTGTTTCTTTAATAAAATTTGGTTTATCTTTATTTAAATCATATTCTGTATTACAATGAGGACATATATATTTACCAAAATAAATATCTTTACATTTTAGTTTATCTATAACATTTTTTTCTTCACATATAATTATATTTGTATTATTTTGATTAATTATAATAAAATTATTTCCATATTTAATACATTTACAAACAAAACACATATGTGTTTTTATAAAATTTTCTCTGCATTTTTCATTACACATATATAATTTTGTATCTGAATGTAAAGAATTTGTAAGTTCAACTTCTAAAAATTCAGGATTATTATTTGCATTATTTAAATTCCAAATAGTCTTGCAATATGGACAAATAAATTTTTTATAATATATATCATTACAACTTAATTTATATTTTTTATAATTATATTCTTTACATATAACACCATCATCAACTATAATTAGTTGATTCCTTATTTTATTACATATAAGACATTGATGAGTTGTTAAATAGTTTTTATAACATTCTTTATTACATACATATTCAGATATATACGAATATGAATCAAAAATTTTTAATTTAATTGGTGAAATATCTTCTTTATTATCTAATATTAAATTACAATTAGAACATTTAATATAATTTGTTTGATACCATTTTTGAAAACAATTTATATTACAAAAATCAAAATTTTTTTTATTTATATTATCAATCCATTCAGGAAATTTATATTTAAAAGAATTCTTATAATTTATAATTTTATAACAATAATTATAATTACATATATTTGATTGTTGCATTTTTTTTGAAATATATTAATTTGTGCTATTTATTATAATTAATTTAATATATAATAATTAAATATATTATATCAATTTTTTATAATTTTTGCATACATTTAAATTAATATTTTATCTTTATATTGTAATTTTGTAAAAAGATAATTTTTGCATACATTTAAATTAATATTTTATCTTTATATTGTAATTTTATTTAGTATTTTACCATTTTGTTGTTTTTTTAACATTTATTTTTGGTCCAGAACCTTTCTTTTTTATTTTATTTGGATCATATTTTTCATCTTCATCATCTGAACCCATTTCCTTAGATAATTCCCAAAATTCTTTTGAACCTAATTTAAAATCATTATGTGCTTCTGCCTTATACCAAAATACTTGATCATGTAATTGATTTGATTTTACATTATTATTTATAACTAAACATTCATAATTTTCGGTACATTGATCCATAACTTGACAAAAACTCTCAAAAGTTGGAAACATTCCTGCATAATTATCATAGATTCTTTTTCTATTTGCTATATAATTCTCTCTAAGTATAAAAACATAATCTATATTTGTTCTTAGAGTTGGTGGAATACCTAATGGATATTGCATTGTAATCGCTAACATAATTTTCCAATGTCTTCCATTCATAAATAATAAACGCATCAATTTATCTCTCGCCCATGTATTATCATATAAACAATCATCTAAAATTACAAATGCTCTTGGATCAATATTTGAGTGTTTATACATTTCCATATCTTTTTTTACATTTTTTAATACAGTACGTTGTCTCTTTAATACATTCTCTATAATAGCTGTATTATATTCATTATGAATAAACACTTTTGGCACTAATTTGCTATAAAACCCGTTTCCTTCTTCTGTTCCTGAAATTACTGTTCCTATCGGAATATTTTGTTGATAATATAGTAAATCTTTTATTAAAAATGTTTTTCCAGTATCTCTCTTACCTATCATAACTATAACTGGACCTTTATTTTCGTTTGGTTTAAATTGAATACTCTTCATATCAAATTTTTTTAGCTCTAAAGATGCCATTTTTTTATATATTTTTATAATATATATAATTAATTTTAACGAACTTTTTATATTTTATTTAAAAATCACAAATATATTAAACATATAATTTCTTTTTATATTCTTTTTTTAATTTATTTTATTTTATTTTATTTTATTTTATTTTATTTTATTTTATTTTATTTTATTTTATTT